TGCCAGCGCCGATTTACACACAGATGCAAAATAATGGGGTTTGAATGAGCATAGCAGAAGCAAACCGAAAAGAGAATCGATTAGGGAAACTGAAAGCCCTTGCGGAGCTTTTGGCAAAGGAGATGGACAAGGTGAAATACTCAAAAGACCTTCCACCGCTTGCCAAGCAATACCGTGAAACAATCAGGGAAATCGAGGAGCTTGATGGCGGAGCGAAAGAAGAAGACGAACTCTCGGACTTGCTCAAAGCAAGAGACCTTGATGGGAAGTCAAGAGCCGTCCGTAAGAATAAAACCGAAATATAGGGAGACAGATGGGGGCGATGCTTCCAGACTGCTTGCGATAGGGGGGACGATACTTGACCCATGGCAGGCAGACATCCTTGATGACTGGATGGCACTCACACCGTCAAAAAGATGGCTTGCCACTACCTGTGGAGGGTCAGTTCCAAGACAGAATGGTAAAACAGGGCTGATTCAAGGAAGAGCAGAAGCCGGAATGCTTCTGTACAACGAACAAGTCATATATACTGCGCATCTGCAGAAAACAGCAACGGAGACATTTGAAGAGATGGCTTCGTTTTTTGATTCCAGCAAGATGCGGAAATATGTGCAGGATGTCAAGACAGCACTCGGACGAGAGCAGATAATTCTCAAGACCGGGGCGAGAGTGAAATTCCTCGCAAGAACGAGGAATGGCGGAAGAGGTCAGCATGGCGACTTGCTGATTTTTGATGAGGCACAGGAAGTGGACGATTCCATGCAGGCATCATTCATTCCTGCAATATCTGCAAGCCTCAATCCGCAAATCATATATGTCGGTACGCCACCAGATCCTGAAATCACGGCAACCGTTTTCCGTGGGATAAGGGATAAGGCACTGGCAGGAGAAACGCAGAAGACTGCGTGGTTCGAGTATTCAGTGGATAAGATTGGAGACGTTCACGATAAAGAACGCTGGGCGAGAACAAATCCGGCGCTCGGCAGGCGCATCCTTCTGTCGACAATAGAGGGCGAATGCGAACAGATGGCAGAGGACATCTTCGCAAGAGAGCGTCTGGGATGGTGGTCTCCAGTAGTCAAGCATGAACTCGATTTATGCTTGGATTTGGACGCTTGGTCAAAGTGTAAATCATCAGACCCGAAGCCTGAAGGCAAGACAGCATACGGTGTGAAATTCAGCGCAGACGGCTCAACGGTCAGCTTGTGTGGCGCAGTATTGCCACAGAAAGGCAAGGCAAGAATCTCGCTGATAGATATGAGACCGACAGCGATGGGAACGCAGTGGCTTGCTGACTGGCTCAATGAGAGATACTCAAAGGCATCATGCGTGGTCATCGATGGCAAGAACGGTGTTGACGTGCTTGTGGATAAGATTGCAAGCACTTGGAGATACAAAGGATCGGTCATTAGACCAAACGCAAAGGAAGTGATCGCATCCGTGAGCATGATAACGGATGCACTCGCTGAAGAGACAATAACGTGGTATGAGGGGCAGGAAATTCTGAACGATTCAGCCACGACATCAACGAAAAGACCGATAGCAGGCGGATGGGGTTTCGGAGGAGATAATCCGACACCCATCGAGGCTTGTGCATTGGCGTTATATGGCGTGAAAACGTGCAAGAGAGACCCGAGCAGGGTCATGAGGATTGGATGATGTTATTTACATTTAACCCATTTGATGTGATAGGGCTACCAGCTAAAGAAGCAAGCCAGATGCAGAATCTTCTGGACATATATCAGGCGCACTACTGCAAGAACGCAGAGAAAGACAAATATTATGAGGGTAACATCAGCCTCAATGATGTTAATCTTGGCATTGCATTGCCCGATGGCTTGAGAAGGCTTGAGGTGGGCTGTGCGTGGGGAGCAAAGGCTGTTGACGTGCTTGCTGCAAGGTCTATGTTTGACGGATTTGTTGGCGAGGATGGAAACGAAGTCGCAGACCTTGATGAGATAGTCCTGCAGAATAATCTGGTGAGCGAATACATGAAAGCCTGCCGGGACGAGCTGAAGCATGGCTGCACGTTCGCCACGCTGTCGAAGGATGACAAGATAAGATGCAAGATACGCTTCCACTCGTCCAACACGGCTGCAGCGTCATGGAGTGGCGACAGGGGCAGAATCGACTGTGGTTTTGCCATCATTGACACCGTGCCGGATGAAAGTAAGCAATTTGACTGGATTCCGAACATGATAAACCTCTACACGGATACGGATACATGGGTTCTTTATCGCTGGGAGACACTGTGGTATGCGCAGAGATTCCCTCACAAGCTTGGAAGACCGATGATGGAGCCGTTAATTTGGAATGCTACAAGCAATAAGCCTTTTGGACGGTCAAGGATTAAAGAGCCGATAAGACGGCTGATAGACGGCTACGTTCGGACAATTGCTAATGCTGCTATCGGGTTGGAGTTCAGTACAACGCCACAGAAATACATTCTGGGAGTGAACGACAGCCAGTATGATGCGATTATGGAGCAGAAATTCAAAACATATGTCGGCTCAATAATTGCAGCAACAACAAACTATGAGACAGGCGAGAAACCCACGTTCGGACAGCTTATGCAGGGCAACCTTGCACCTCATGTCGAGATGCTGAGAATGTTAGCAACTCAGTTCTCTGCAGCCACAGGCTTGACTGTGACAGATACCGGGGTGATCAGCGAAGCGAACCCGACAAGTGCAGAGGCAGTCCTTGCACAGTCCCAGACGCTCATTGCAATGGCAGAACAGCTCAATGCAGGCAACGGAGCATCACTGCGGACGATTGCACTCATGGCGACCGCTACCGCCTTAAATGAGCCGTTAGAAGCTCTTACGGACGAGCAGAAAAATGTTGTCGCACATTTCAAGAATCCTGCGATGCCGAGCGTGGCATCCACAACAGATGCAGCAATGAAGATTGCAAGCACAAGACCGGGATTCAGTGATACAGACGTATTCCTTGAGATGATTGGATTCGATAAGGCTGATATCCGCAGGATTAAGGCACAGGAACAAATCAATCAGGGGTTGAGACTCGTCACAGAACTTGAGAATGTATGAAGATTACAAGAAAAGAATGGAAAGCTTACACGGACAGGCTTGCAAAGCTGAATAATACGGCATCAGAACTTGTTGTTGATTACATAGAGGAGCATGGGATAGAGGATGCGTCTGCATTGATTGACTATTCTTACAAGGTCGCCAAGAAGTACGCAAACGCATCTGCTGCGCTGAATGCACTCATGTATGACACTATTGCGGAGATGGAGGCGATTGTTCTGCCTGCTGCCGAACTTGCAGCACTGCCAACATATGGTGACGTTGCAAAGGCAGTCTACGGCACGCTCAAGACATCTGTCAACGAGCATGAGATAGCTGGAGCGGTGAGCCGTTTGGTCAAGCTGACAGGCGAAGATACCATGCTGAAAAATGCCAAGCGTGACCATGCAGAGGCGGCGTGGATTCCTGAAGGCGGTGAAACGTGTGCATTCTGCCTTGCATTGGCATCAAGGGGCTGGGAATCGGTCAGCCGTGCAGGTTATGACGGACACGCTGAACACATCCATTCAAATTGTCAATGCTCATACATGGTGAGACATTCCGAGGATTTTGGAGTCAGAGGTTATAACCCAGACGAGTACAAAAAAATGTACTATGATGCAGATCCCGGAGGCTCGTCCAAGGACAAAATAAATGCAATGCGCAGGCAGGCATACGCAGAGAACAAAGATTCGATAAATGAGCAAAAGCGCATGGCATACCGCGCAAGAGTCCTCGCTGAAGAGGATGCGGATGAAATAAAAGTTAATTAAGCACCTTCGGGTGCTTTTTTAATACAAAAAATGGCAACTCGTGCCAAGAAAACGAGGTTTCACTCGAAGGAGGTACATATGGGAACTGATAACCAGAACAGTCAGGAACAGACGCAGACCGAGGAAAAGACATTCACGCAGGCAGAGCTTGATGCAGTCGTTAAGGATAGGCTCAAGAGAGAGCGTGAAAAGTATGCCGATTATGACGCAGTAAAGGCAAAAGCTACAAAGCTGGACGAAATCGAGGCGGCAAACAAGTCAGAACTTGAAAAAGCCAACGAGAAGGCAGCCAAGCTTGAAGCTGAACTGAACGGCATCAAAAAGGCAGCAGAACTTCGTGAAATGCGTGAAAAGATCGCAACAGAAAACAACATCCCGGCAAACCTGCTGACAGGAACAAGCGAAGAGGAATGCAAGGCACAGGTAGAGTCCATCAAAGGGCTGTTAAGTGCAAACGGCATCCCGACATCCGTCAGCGATGGTGGTGAACCGAATCACTCTGGCAAGGTATCAAACCAGACAATGTTCGCCAACTGGGTAAAAGGCAAAATTTAAAGGAGATAAAAAGTTATGGCAACAGGAACAGCAACCAACAGAACAAACGTAGACCTTCCCGTTGAGTTATCAAGGGAGATCCTTCAGAAAGCAAAAGACTCTTCTGCAATCATGCAGTTAGCAAGGCAGATTACTCTTCCCGGAAGGGGCGAAGCAATCAACGTCATCACATCTGACCCCGAGGCAGCATGGGTAGGTGAGACCGCATCAAAGCCTGTAAGCAATCCCGGACTTGCAACCAAGGTAATGAGAGGCTATAAGCTTGCAGTTATCGTTCCTTTCTCAAACGAGTTCAGACGTGACCTTGCAAGCCTTTATGACGCACTTGTTCAGCGACTTCCCGGTGCGCTCGGCAAGAAGTTCGATGCAACAGTATTCGGAAACGGTGATGCACCCGGCTCAGATTTTGATACTTTTGCATCCATCACGGCACAGAGCCTTGCATCTGACGTATATCAGGGACTTGTATCTGCTGATACAGATGTTGCGCTCCATGGCGGCGTTGTTAACGGCTATGCAATCAGCCCTCAGATGAAGGGCATCCTTCTCGGTGCAACAGACCAGAACCACAGACCTCTGTTCATCAACAGCGTGGCAGAGGGCGCAGTTCCTATGATTCTCGGTGCAAAGACCGTTGTTACAAAGGGTGCATTTGTACAGGGTACACCGAATGTTGTTGGCGTATGCGGTGACTGGTCACAGGCACTCTGGGGAACTGTTGAAGGCGTGAAGATTGACTTCTCAAGTGATGCAACACTTGATATCGATGCTGAACACAAGATCAACCTGTTCCAGCAGAATATGTTCGCAGTTCGTGCAGAGATCGAGGTCGGATTCCGTGCTGATACCTCTGTATTTAACGCACTGACAGCTACAAGCGTTCCTTCCGTATGACGAGAATAGCGTTTTTTAACGCACTTGGGGGCATCATGTGGGTTACGGAAGACAAGGTTGAGGAATACAAAGCCCTCGGTTATAGCCTTGTTCCCACAGAGCCTGCAGAAGTGCCAAAGGAACAGCCCGAAGCTGAACCAAAAACGGAGAAGCCGAAGGCAAAGACAGCAACGAAAAAATCTGTATCAAAAAAGAAGTGAGGTGCAACATGGCGGCATATGCAACAGTGACCGATGTGGAAAACAGAATGGTCAGGACATTAAGCGAGAGGGAGCAGACAGTAGTCACCAACCTCTTGGACGATGCCGCTGTTCTCATCGATTCTTATAAGGCATCAGCCCCCGATGATGCAAAAAAGATCGTTTCCTGTCGTATGGTCATCCGTGCGATAGGGGACGGCTCTTCCGAAATCCCTGCAGGTGCTACACAAGGCACGATGTCGGCTCTGGGGTACTCTCAGACGTGGACGATGGGTGCAAATGCAAGCGTAGGGCAGTTATATCTCGACAAGACCGACAAGGCTCTTCTTGGGGGCGACAGCAAGATTGGAAGCTATTCTCCCATTGAAGAACTGGCAAGGAGGCACAAATGCGAGGAGTGACCGTAAAACTCAAGGTTAAGACCGAGACCGGGACGGACTCCTTCGGGATGCCGACCTATTCCGAGGACTGGGTGAGCGTTGATGATGTGCTGATAGGCGAGCCGTCAAGTGCGGATGTAGAGAACAATCTCACAATGTACGGCAAGCGTACCAAGTACACGCTGGCAATCCCCAAGGGTGATGCGAACAATTGGGAAGACACCGAGGTGGAGCTTCCTGCACCGTGGTCGCAGACCTTTGCAACATTAGGGCGGTCAACTATTGGGATTGAGGCAAACGTGCCGACAAGGTGGAATAGGAAGGTGCATCTTGAGTCAGTCGAAGGGTAAGTTCATATTGAATCGGGCAGGCATCAAGGCGATTCTTCAGTCGCAGGAATGTCAGAACATAGCAAGGGAAGAAGTGGCAAAGCGTGGCGAGGTCACTGATGAGTACATCGGCACGCAGAGAGCATGGGCGAGAGGTACAGAGAATGATCGAGGCAAAGATTAGGAAATACTTATTGTCTAACGTGTATACGGCAATATATCTGGAAACCCCGAAGACCATGCCGGATGAATGTGTCATCTTCCGCATAATCGACAGGAGCTGGTCGAATCTTATCGACACAGTGACGGTCGAGATCAACAGCTATGCAAAGACCAAGGAAGCGGCTGCAGAGCTTGACGCAAGTGTCCGCAGGGCGATGAACATATTCGCATACGAGGACGACATCTCGGCATCGAAGCTGTCTGGTGGCAATGACGCGAACGACACCACACTCAAGCGATACAGGTACAGATGCTTTTATAACGTAACATACATGGAGGAATAAATCATGGCAAATACTGCGAATAACGTTTCGACAGGCAAGCCGAACAAGAGCGGTGCAATCTTCTATGCACCGTTTGGAACAGCCTTGCCTACAAGCGCAGACGCTGAGAAGGACGAGTCCTTTGTTGCGCTTGGATATGTGTCCGAGGACGGACTCACAAACGACAACAGCCCTGAGTCTTCACAGATTAAGGCATGGGGTGGTGATACCGTGCTGAATATGCAGACCGAAAGACCCGACAGCTTCCAGTTCACACTTCTTGAAGTGCTGAACGCTGACGTGCTGAAGGCAGTCTACGGTAGCGACAACGTTGTCACTGATGCAAGTGGCAACATAACCGTCAAGGCTACGGCTGACGAACTCAACAATGGTTCATGGGTAATCGACATGATTATGCGTGGCAACCGTAAGAAGAGAATCGTCATTCCTAACGGCACGATATCTGAACTTGGAACAATCACATACAAGGACGATGAAGCCGTAGGATATCAGCTCACAATTACCGATGTTCCCGATGGCGATGGAGTATATCACTACGAGTACATCAAGGCGGCTACACCGTCAGCATAAGGGGGGGTTATGATAGCAGGGAAAACAAAATCAGGGTTTGAATATCAGATAAGCGAGAAAATCTTGAAGGACTATCGCTATGTTAGGGCTATCGCAAAGCTCCAGAAGGGCGACAATGCCGACAAGTTCATTGCTTTTGACGAGATCAGCACTCTTTTGCTTGGTGGGAAGGTTGAAGACCTCATCAAGCACGTTGAGGGGCTGAATGGGGGCTATGCACCGCTTGAAGCGATGGCTGCCGAAATGAACGAGATCATCGAGGCTTGCACCCCAAAAAACTCTTCCTCCTCGTCCGAGTCATAGACGAGTGCGAGGACGAGATGATTTGCGACCTTGCTGAAACATACCACCTATTCAATTATCAGGAGTATCCACCAGAGCTGGTGGGTACTCTTGTTTTTGGTTTGAGAAAAGACAGCAGGGTCAAGATGAAGCTATCAGGCGACAAGATAACCACCACGGAGTGGCTACTCGCAAGGATAGCGGACGAATTGAGAGACCAGTCATGGGCGAAGTCAAGGGATGGGCAAAAAGGACGGAACAAGCCGAAGCACATACTTGACCAGCTTCTTGGACTGAATAAACGTGAACAATATGCCACATTCGAGACGATGGAAGAGTTCGAGCGGATGTGGTCGGAGATATAAATATGGCAGAGACTATCGGAACATATTACTTTCAAATAGCACCATCAGCGGAAGGCGTGGGCGGAAATATTGAGGATATGCTGAACGGTTCAGACTCCATCGGTGGCGTGGCTGATTCCCTGTCCGGCACTTTCTCTGCTGCCTTGGGCGCAGCCGGTGCCGCAATGACTGCGGTGACTGCTGCCGCTGGCATCATGGTCGGTGCGATAGTCGAGGCAGGAGACGCTTTCCTCGATGCGGCAACCTCTGCCGCTGAGTACGGCGACAACGTTGACAAAATGAGCCAGAAGATGGGCATCTCTGCCGAGGCTTATCAGGAGTGGGAAGCTGTGATGCAGCACTCCGGCACGAGCATGGAGACCTTGAAGGCTTCCATGAAGACGATGGCTAATGCTGCACAGAAAGGCAATGAGGCTTTTCAGGCACTCGGCATCACCGAGGAAGAAGTAGCGACACTGTCACAGGAAGACCTCTTTGGAAGGGTCATAGAGGGCTTGCAGGGCATGGAAGAAGGCACGGAGCGGACTTACATAGCCGGACAGCTTCTCGGGCGTGGAGCGACCGAATTGGGGGCTTTACTGAACACTTCCGCAGAAGATACGCAGGCGATGAAAGACCGTCTGCATGAGCTTGGCGGAGTGATGAGCGATGAAGATGTGGCAGCAGCTGCGCAGTTCGAGGACAGCCTGCAGGATATGACTACAGGCTTTGATGCTCTTCAGAGGAATCTTGTATCGGGCTTCTTGCCTGCAATGAGTCAGGTCATGGATGGAGTCAGCGATATATTCGCAGGCGACACCGACAAAGGCTTGGAGAACATCAGCGCAGGAATTGAGAGCTTTCTCGGCAATATTGGCGATGTCGCCCCGAAGATCATGGAGACTGGAGCAAGCTTGGTCAGCACTCTGGCGCAGAGCATCATGACCAACCTTCCCCGGCTTATTACTGTTGGCGGAGAGCAGATGGTAGCTCTGATGCAGGGTCTGTCCGGGAACGCTGGCGAGATCATGTCGTCTGTGCAGTTAATTTTAAGCACGTTGATGACCACTCTGCAGAGCGTATATCCCCAGCTTCTGCCTATGGGCTTCCAGCTCTTGGAGACCATCGTGCAGGGCATCTCCGAAGCCCTCCCTGAGCTTCTTCCGATGGCAGCAGAGCTGTTCTCCACTATGTGGTCAGCTGTCTCCGAGTACCTCCCCCGGGTGTCGGAGCTGGGAATCCAGATACTGATGTCTCTCGGAGTAGGACTGATAAATGCCCTCCCGACCATCCTCAGCACGATCCCGACCATCATCGGCTCATACATCCAATTTATGGTGGGCATGATTCCGTTATTTGTGGAGCTGGGAACAACGCTCCTCACGGCTCTGGTCAGCGATGACAATCTTAGCGCTATCATCACGACCCTTGTCATGACC